CCGATAGCGCCGGTTCCAGCGAAGGAAGAGAAGCCTACGGAGGCCAAGACCGAGAGTACTTCCTCGGCCCCCCCACCAGGCGCACCTTCGGTGCTCCCCCAGCAGCTGACTCAGCAGCTGGAAGACCTGGACAAGGGAATGACGGACACGTATTTCTACGCCCAGGAGGCCTCGGAAACCACGAAACGGATGCAAACCAGATTGGAAGAGAGCCAGGCACATCTGCGCCTGGAGCTGACGCATCAGTTTCAGAAGGCAATAGCCGATCTGGAAAACACATTGCTAGAGAAATTAGGGAGCCAATTGGCATGCCTCTCCACGAAGTTGGACGCTCCGCCGTCAGATTCAGAGAATGCCAAGCCACTATCCCGTCAGCCGCGGTCAAGGCAGCGCAGGAGCGCTTCCCCGAGCTCCACGAGTATTCGTGGCCAGAGCGCGGATCCGCCGCGGAATATGCCTCCCTTACCCTCCAAGCAGAAAACCACCGCGCAGTACCAGCCCCGCCAAACTTAATCGAGGCCTGCGATCGGTTGCTGCTTAAGTACCCCCGCGGACCAGTTGATCCCGTGCTTCGTTCATGGGATGAAGTGGAATTAAAGAAACGCTTGCTGTCGATTATTCGCACAGAGATCAAGCGCGATGCCTCTCCCGGGGCGCCTTTTGCAGCCATAGCTGCTACTAATGAGGAATTAATCAGCAAGCACAGCCTTATGCTAGTCAACTGCGCTTATGAACGCCTGTTGCTTTTAGCTTCAGATGCCGATCTTAGCCACGCTACCGCAGTTGATCTAGTAGAGAATGGCTTCTGCGATCCTGTAAGAATATTTGTCAAACAGGAACCGCATACCCGGAAGAAGATGAAGCAACGTAGATATCGTTTGATATCATCAGTTTCCGTCGTGGACCAGATTGTAGAGAGACTGCTCTTTGGAGCACAAAACCGCTTTGAAATCTCTCTATGGTCTGAGATTCCTTCCAAGCCTGGCATGGGCCTAGCCCTGCAAGACCAGGCTCACAAGCTATTCTCTGATCTTAAGATGAAGTCAAGTCGAGCCCAAGCTGCATGTGCAGATATTTCGGGGTTCGATTGGTCCGTCCAAGAATGGGAGTTTGAGGCGGAACTGTACATGAGATTGAAATTAATGGAGCCAAGCCTTAAAGACAATCCGCGTTTGTTAAACGCGGTACGAAATCGGTTTGCTTGTTTCAGTCTCAGTCTGTTTCAATTGTCGGATGGCACCTTGATTGCGCAGGAGCTACCCGGCATTATGAAGTCAGGATCATACCTAACATCGTCCATGAATTCAAGAATCCGCTGCTTGATGGCGGAGATCATTGGCGCCGAATGGTGTATAGCCATGGGCGATGATTCTGTGGAGGCGTTCGTGGAGGACGCCCCAGCTAAGTACCTTGATTTGGGTCACACCTGCAAGGAATACGAGCTATGTCCCACAGATTTTGAGGGCATTTTGGAGTCCGTCGAGTTTTGTTCGCACAAAATTGAGGCGGAGGGTTCCTTTCTGGTTCCCTGGGCCAAGACCCTCTATAGGTATTTGAGTTCCAAGACCCCCCAGTTCCATGATATACAATTCGAGCTGGGAACCAACCCCCATTGGCCATCTATTCGTCAGTATCTAGAGTCGGTGCAACTGGCTCCATCGACAAAACCATTCTAGAAAGATGGCACCACGTCGCGGTCCAACCGCGAAGAAGAGACCTAATGTCCGACGAGCTTCAAGAGCGGGCGCGGCAATTCACAATGCCCCCGTAGCTCGGAGTTTGAGGACCCCAGTTGCAGGTCCTAAAACCACCACCTCCCGTAGCGGAAATCGCCGAGGATCGTCTATTACGACGGTTTGCAATGAAGAGCCTATGGCTTTTATTACGTCCTCAGCGGTTGCTAACACCGAGGTAGTAGGAGCTCTCCCGCTTTCAGCCGCATCTCCTGCCCTTGCGTGGCTTCAACAAATTGGAGCCAATTATAGCCGCTACCGCTTCCGGTCCTTGAAGTGCTGGTATGAACCAGTATGCGCTTCGACCACTCCCGGCCAAGTCACTTTGGTTATGGTATTCGACGAGAATGATATTGGTGCGCCTACGACCACCAACATTCTACAAACCGAGGGAAATAGGAAGTCATCTGTGTGGGACAAAACCGACATGGTGATGTACAACCCACAGAGAGCGCAATTCCGGTGGTACGTAGTGAAGAACAATCCTGCTAACACTACGTTGGCCAATATTTCCGTACCTGCCTGGCTCCTCTTTGCAGCATTCTCCTCCGACACAACAATCGGCCTAGGTCGCCTGATGTGCAGATATGAGGTGGAGTTCGACTCCGCCATAGCACCAGCGATGCAGAACTAGCCAATCGAGCAATCTCTTGGCTAGCATTAGGCAATCGAGCAATCTCTTGTCTAGCTATATATGGGCTATTGATTCGGCTGCCCCGCCACTAACAAGATAGTATCTTACGGTGGTGCGCGCGAACAGTCATGCGCTCTAGCCTGCATCAGGCCTCTCCTTTGGACGGGGAGTCCCAAGACTAAAT